TAGGACTCGTGTCACTGCTTGATCACTACCGTAAACTTCAATGTGTTACATGAACCGCCGTGTACGGAACCGTACGCACGGTGGTGTGGGAGGACGGCGGGGGTGACCCCGCCTCCTACCCGATTTCTTACTCAACCAGGGGGAGGTCCGATGTGAGGCCCAATAAATTTTCCAGTTTGATGCGGGTTCGCATGTTGTGGTGCGCGATTTACTCGCTGGTGCTGCTTTTGATCGTGACTTGGATCGCGCCGCAGCAGGTGCCTGTCATAGTCTATAAGGTCAACCTGGTGTTGTTGGCGGGGCCTGGTGGGTACTGGCTGGACCGTTGGGCGTTCCCGTACGCCAGACCTGACCGGTTTTTGACGGCTGATGGGGGGGTGATGGTGAACCACAAGCGGGTCTTTGGGGCAGCCATGATCCGCAGGTCTATCATCATGGGGTCGGCGATGCTTGCCGTGGGGATGGGGCTATGAATTGGCGGCTACTCCTCTGCCTGGGGTTCTGCCTGTTATTCTGGGTGGTGAGCTGTGGCATGGCTATGGCCGCGCCGGTCATCCCGCAGCAGGCGCACAAATACCGCGCCCTGCTGACACGTGAAGCGCGGGCCCAATGGGGCATGGACGCGCCTATCGCCACCTTCGCCGCACAGATCCACCAGGAGAGTGCCTGGCGCGAAGACGCGGTGTCCAAGGCTGGCGCACAGGGCCTCGCGCAATTCATGCCCGCGACAGCCTCGTGGATGCCGCAGGTTGCGCCAGAAACCGGGGAGCCCATGCCGTTTTCTCCCAGCTGGGCGATCCGTTCCATGGTCACGTATGACCGCTGGCTGTTCAGCCGCATCGGCGCATGGTCGGACTGTGACAGGTGGGCCTTTGCCTTGAGTGCCTACAACGGAGGTCTCGGCTGGGTGCAACGGGACAAGGCCTTGACGCTGAAAAAGCGCATGGACCCTAACAAGTGGAGCCATGTCGCCCTTCACAACGCCGGAAGATCAGTCGCAAATTTCAGAGAGAATAGAGAGTACCCCACTCGCATCCTCGGACCGCTCACAAACTTATACAGGGCGGCAGGTTGGGGAAAGGGGGCCTGTGATGATTAGGGCCCTAATGTCTCTACTCACTGGCCAGCGGAGCTGGATTCCGCTGGCCGTCATGGCTGCCGTGCTGCTTGCTGCCTGCGCTTGGATCTACGTCCAGGACCTGCGCCTCGATGCCGTCCGCGCCGATTCTGGCCGGAAGATCCAGGCTGAGCAGGCCGCCCACAACGCGACTAAGGTGGAGCTGGCTCAAGCCCGGGCTGACATCGTCCGACTGCTGGCCGCGCTTGATGCCGCGCATACGTCCACCGTTGCGGTGCAGGAGAGCCTGCGCGACGCTTTGGCACGCGAAGCCGAGGCTGTCAGTGCTGCTGCGGCACGTAAGCAGATTCTGGATCAAATGCGGACAAGGGTCCGGCCCGAGGAAGAAAAGCTGGAGGTGATCGATGACGCAACGCGCGCTGCTGTTGCTGCTCGGCTCAATCGCCCTTTGTAGCGCCTGTGCCAAGCCAGCGCCGATGATCATGACCGTGCCTGTGGTCGAATGCCCCGCTCCGGTCCGCCCGACGTTGCCGGATGTGGACCCAGCCCTGCCTCTGGACCACGCGGCCAACGTGGAGGTGCTCATGATCCGCGACGATGCGTATCGAGCTTACGCCCAAGGGCTGGAGGCTGCGGTGCAGTGCTACCGTTCACAAGTGGAGGCCAGCCATGACCACTGATTTTGCGGCACGCCTGGCGAAAGTCCCGCCCAAGATATTGGAGACGGCGCGAGCCACAACCTGGCCAAACGCCCCGTTGGGCGACGTGCTGGACACGGCAGAAATGCTGATGCGGCACATGGCCGGAGAGAAGCCCAGCGAAGACCGCCACTTGTGGGAGCCATTTCTTACAGCCCGGGAAACGCGGGTCATTCTGGACGCCATGGCCAGCCATAAGGCCTTGAGCGAAGAAGATGCCGAGGCCTTGTCAAAGCTTCGGGAATGGTTCGGGAGCGCGCTGCATGGATGAAGTTGACGACTCTCAAAAAGCGGAACGCCTGTACCGGCAGGAAGCTCTGGACAAGCGGACCCAGGTCGGCAGACCCGGGCGGGAAAGCCTGAAAATCTGCATCGATTGCGGGGAAGCGATACCTGAAAAACGACGGGTGGCAATTGCGGGATGTGAACGCGGCTGCGAGTGCCAGGAAGAATTCTACAAGGAGAATGGCCGGTGATGGAGACAATTTTCAAGTGGATGCCGCTCATACTGACGGCCGTGCAACTCCTGCTGGCGTGGGTGCTCTGGAGCATGCGTCAGGCGTTCGTCAAGCGGGATGAGTGCTCGGCATGTACGACTGCGCTGTCGCAGCGAGTCACTGCCGTGGAGGCCGACGTGGAGAACCTGCCCACATCCGAGAGTTGGGGGAAGATGCAGGTGGCCATCGAAGAGGTGCGAGGGTCAAACCGCGTCGTGCTGGCCAAGCTGGAAGGACAGAGCGAACTGCTCAAACGCATCGAGCACCCGATGCAACTACTGATGGAGCACCATCTGAGAGGTGACAAGTGAGCTTCAAGAATCTGCTGACCGAGGACCGCCGCCTGGTCCTCTTGCGCTTCCTGGATGAAGCACCAGGGCGGGAGCTGAACACCTCCGTGCTGCACACAGCGCTCGACGCCTACGGACACGTAGTGAGTCGCGACCAGGTGGAGACGGACGCGGCCTGGCTGGCCGAGCAGGGACTGATCACACTGGAGGATGTCGGGCCGGTGCGGGTGGCGACCCTGACCGGTCGGGGAGCGGATGCGGCCCATGGCCGGGCCGTGGTGCCGGGCGTGAAGCGGCCTGGGCCAAGGAGCTGACCATGGTCGCCATCTCCACAGTGAAGCGATTGCCGCGCGAGATCCGCGAGGAGATCCACCGGCTATTGGATACGGGCCAGACCCTGGATGCCATTGTCGGGCACCTGCGGGGCATGGGCGTTAACGAGGTCAGTCGCAGTGCCTTGGGGCGTTACAAAAAGAATTTTGATGCCGTGGTCGAGAGGGTTCGGCGGTCTCGGGAGATCGCGGACGTGCTGGTGCGCCAGTTCGGTCACGAGGATGAGAGCAAGGCCATGCGGGCCAACATCGAGATGATGCACGGCATTGTCTCGGACATGCTCATGCAAGTTGGGGATGGAGAAAGCGAAGATGGCGAGGGTCGCCCTGTTCTCCTGGAGCCCAAGGCCGCGCATGACTTGGCCAAGGCGCTGGACCATCTGGCACGGGCGAAGAAGACGGACCAGGAGGCCATCATCCGGATCCGCGAGGAGGCCACCAAGGAAGCAACCCAAAAAGCCGCCGAGGCAGTGGTCGCCGTGGGCAAGCAGGAAGGCATGTCCGGAGATCTGCGCCAGAAGATCCTGACGGCCATGGGCGTCAAGGGGGCCTGATGTCATCTGAACTACTTCTCCCCTACCAGGGCGCCTGGGTTGCGGACCGCGCCCGGGTCAAGGTCTGGGAAAAATCCAGACGCATCGGCGCTTCCTACGGGGAAGCGTTTGATTCCGTGATGGAGGCCGCGTTGACCCGCGAGGACGGCGGACAGTCCACCTATTACCTTTCCTACAACAAGGAGATGACCCAGCAGTTCATCAAGGACTGCGCTTTCTGGGCCAAGACTCTGAACCAAGCTGCCGGCGAAATGGAAGAGGTGGTGCTCAAGGATGAAGACAAGGACATCACCGTCTACCGGATCCGCTTCGCCTCCGGGTTCGACATCTGGGGGCTGCCTTCTGAAGCGCGGTCTTTGCGATCAAAACAGGGCCGGGTCATCATCGACGAAGCCGCGTTTGTCGACGATCTGCCCGAGCTGCTTAAAGCCGCGAACGCGCTTTTGATGTGGGGCGGCAGCGTGCGCATCATCTCTACCCATAACGGCGACGACAACCCCTTCAACGAACTGATCCAGGATATCCGGGCCGGGAAGAAAGCCTACAGCCTGCACCGAACCACGCTGGACGAAGCCCTGGGCGACGGCTTGTACCGCCGCATTTGTCAGGTCACGGGGAAAGAATGGACGCCAGAACTTGAAACTCAGTGGCGAGGTGCGCTCATAGCGGACTATGGCGACGGGGCGGACGAAGAGCTGTTCTGCATCCCGGCCAGCGGTACCGGCGCGTACCTGACCCGCAACATGATCGAATCCGTGATGGATCCAACCATCCCCGTCACCCGGTGGGAACCGCCCGCGAAAGATTTTGTGGACTGGCCCCTGGACCGCGCCATGCGCGAGACGCGGGACTGGTGCGAAGAGCACCTGGGCCCGCTCTTGGCTGCTGCCGATCCAGGTTTGCGCAGCTACCTGGGCCAGGACTTTGGGCGCTCTGGAGACTTGTCGGTGCTGCATCCCGCCCAGGAAGCCGCAAACCTGGACCTCAAGACTTTGTTCGTGCTGGAGCTGCGCAACTGCCCATTCAGGACCCAGCGCCAGATCCTCTTTTACATCCTGGATCGCCTGCCTCGCTTCAGTCGGGCGGCCTTGGATGCGCGCGGCAATGGTCAGGCCCTGGCCGAAGAAACGCGCCAGGCCTATGGCGCGAGTCGTGTCGAGGAAGTGATGCTGTCCGAAACATGGTATCGGGAAAACATGCCAAAGCTCAAAGCCCAGTTTGAAGA